GTACTATGTCGATACGGTGGGTAAGAACACGGCGAAGATACAGGAATACATAAAGCACCAGCTTGAAGAGGATAAAATGGGTGAGCAATTATCGATCCCTTATCCGGGTAGCCCGTTTACGGGCCGTAAGTAACGAAGTTTGATGCAAATGTCAGATCGTATGCGCCTGTTAGGGCGCGGCTGGTAAGAGAGCCTTACAGGCGCATCTGAAAAACCTCCGGCTATGCCGGAGGATATTTATTTATGGAGGTAATATGCCAGTACTTATTTCCGGTGTACTGAAAGATGGTGCGGGAACGCCGGTACAGAACTGCACCATTCAGCTGAAGGCCAGCCGGACCAGTACGACGGTGGTCGTGAATACGGTGGCATCGGAAAATCCGGATGACGCCGGGCGCTACAGCATGGATGTGGAGCAGGGGCAGTACGCTGTCACACTCCTGGTGGAAGGGTATCCCCCGTCACATGCCGGGGTTATTACGGTCTACGATGATTCAAAGCCGGGCACCCTGAATGATTTTCTGGGGGCCATGACGGAAGACGACGTCCGCCCGGAGGCGCTGCGGCGTTTTGAGGCGATGGTGGAAGAAGTTGCCCGCCAGGCATCGGAGGCATTGAGGAATGCCACCGCTGCAGGCCAGGCATCTGAACAGGCGCAGACATCAGCAGGCCAGGCAGCGGAAAGCGCCACGACAGCCGGGAGTGCAGCCGGAGCGGCAGAAGCATCAGCCACACAGGCAGCCTCATCCGCAGCGTCTGCGGAGAGCAGCGCAGTTACGGCGACCACAAAAGCCGGTGAGGCATCAGTCAGCGCTGAATCGGCTGACACGGCCAGAACGGCGGCAGCCGCATCGGCGGCCGCAGCGAAAACATCTGAAGCGAATGCTGATGTCTCCCGAACTGCCGCCGGAGATTCAGCTGCTGCCGCAGCCGCCAGCGCGACGGCGGCGCAGGCATCAGCAGAGCGTGCCGGCGCATCCGAAACCGCTGCGAAGATGTCAGAAACGCAGGCCGCCTCCAGTGCCGGTGAGGCTGGCGCGTCAGCCACTGCGGCGGCAGCGTCGGAAAAGGCGGCAGCCGCATCGGCAGCCGCAGCAAAAACATCTGCGACAAACGCGGCAACGTCAGCAAGTACAGCAGCGGCCAGCGCAACAGCCGCCTCGTCATCAGCATCGGAGGCATCCACTCACGCCGCCGCATCTGATACCAGCGCATCACTGGCGGCGCAAAGCAGTACTGCTGCCGGAGCAGCAGCCACCAGAGCTGAAGATGCCGCGAAACGGGCAGAAGATATCGCGGACGTGATTTCCCTGGAAGATGCCAGCCTGACGAAAAAAGGTATCGTTAAGTTAAGCAGCGCCGCGGACAGTGACAGTGAAGTGCTGGCAGCCACGCCAAAAGCGGTAAAAACCGTTATGGGTGAGGTACAGACCAAAGCCCCGCTGGACAGCCCGGCATTCACTGGAACGCCGACCACACCGACGCCACCAGATGACGCTAAAGGACTTCAGACAGCAAACGCGGAGTTTGTCCGCAAACTGATTGCCGCGCTGGTTGGTTCCGTACCTGAGTCACTGGACACCCTGCAGGAACTGGCTGACGCGTTAGGAAACGATCCGAACTTTGCCACCACAGTACTGAATAAACTGGCGGGCAAGCAGCCGCTGGACGATACACTGACGGCGCTGTCAGGAAAGAGCGTGGATGGTCTTATCGAATACGTTGGTTTACGGGAAACCATAAATCGTGCCGCTGGCGCCCTGCAAAAAGACCAGAACGGTGCTGATATTCCTGACAAAAAACAATTTGCTAGAACTATCGGCGCTGTAACCTCTACCAGCGTTACATTTGGTGAATCGGGATGGTTTAAAATTGCCACGGTCTTCATGCCACAGGCCACATCAACTGCGGTGATTAAACTGTACGGTGGGTCGGGGTTTAACGTTGGGTCATTTGAGCAAGCGGCAATCAGTGAACTGGTACTGCGTGCCGGTAATGGTTCCCCGGTCGGGATTACCGCCACATTATGGAGACGTTCACCTGCCGCTGCTAACGAGATCGCCTGGATTAACACATCAGGTGATAGCTACGATATTTATATTAATATCGGGCGGTATGCCTACGGTTTAATTGCACAGTACGATTGCACCAGTAACGCTGGCGTAATACTACACACCAGTCCTGAATTTTCAGAAACAAAGCCGGCTAACGCTACGAACGGTCAGACATATACACTGTTTAACAGTCTGATGAAACCCACAGCCGGTGACGTTGAGGCACTGTCAGTTAGTGGGGGACGACTGAATGGCCCGCTGGGTATTGGCACAGACAATGCGCTTGGCGGTAATTCGATTGTATTCGGCGATAACGATACAGGGCTTAAACAGAATGGGGACGGGATACTGGATATATTTGCGAATAACCAGCACACCGTTCGTGTCGCTCCCGGTGAAATGATAGTTCTGGGAGCTATTCGCGCAGGCAACGGAAAAAAACTGTCACTGACGAGTACTAATAATTCAGCACTAAATGCCGGGTTTAATTTGTGGGGCGACGGAGGAAACCGCCCAACAGTTATTGAACTTGGCGACGACCAGGGATGGCATTTATACAGACAGCGAAATACTGATGGCAGTATTCAGTTTGTTGTTAATGGACAAGTTATTCCGGATAATTACGGTAATTTTGACGCCCGTTATTTATCATCAGGAAACGTATATACAAAAGGTGAGTCAGATAATCGTTACGTACAGAATATCCAGCGCGGTGCTCCTGTATGGCCTGGTAAAGTAGATGAATATGGACCTAATGAGGCTCCCGCAGGGTGTTTCCTGACACAGGCCAGACATGACCCAACAACGGCATACGGTGTGACATTTGCGTATCGACCACTGCAAATGTGGGTTGGTAATGGCTGGCGTACAATTAATGGATAATTGAGGTAAATATAATGGAGTTAAAAAACGTAACCAGATACATTCCTGACGACCAGGACTACGATAACAACTTTCTGTATTTTCGTAGTGAAGATGGTCAGGACTTTTACGAATCACTGAGTAAATTCACCAAAAAATATAAGCTGTGCATTGACTCCGAAAATATAATACGTTCTGTAGCCGAAGATGTATCGCGCCTTTATCCGGCAGGTTTTTCGGTTGTTGAGGTCAATAAACTACCAGTCGGATTTAATATCTATGGCGGCTGGAAATATTCGAACGGCACTGTTCTGGCTGTTCCCGTTGACTATCAGGCTAAGGCCGAAACCACCCGACAGAAACTACTGGATGGAGCTAACAGCACCATTGCCGACTGGCGAACTGAACTGGCACTGGGTGAAATCAGTGACGACGATAAGGAAAATCTGACTCAATGGATGGCGTATATCAGGAAGCTTAAAACACTGGATTTGAGCGGCGTGAAAGACTCGGCCACCTTCACGGAAATCAGGTGGCCTGAATTACCATAGTAACGACTACTACTGACTTGCTAGTTTTTAGGTGTTAATTCGGTTCAGGTATCTGTACGAAGTCACTAAGATATAAGTAAATTTTCTTTAGAAAAGAAAAAACTACTGTACTTATTATTTACTTTTAAACTAAATATTTACTTAACAATCAAGAGATATTCAAGGAAAACTTTCTTTTCTGCTTTATCCTGATAAAAGGATTGCGGCAAAAGTTAAGGATGAAGCATAGCTATCAATTATGTGAGTGATATTATGAATAAACTTAACAGTGTATTGTTAGCGCTGGTTTTTGCCATATCAGCCATAACATTTTCTTCATCTGCAATGGCCACTGAAAGCGGTAATAAAGGATTCCCAAGTATTTCGTTTCCGTGGTGTAAAATCTGGCCGCAGATACATTAATCCCAGAACTACCATGGGGTAAAATATGCTGGTAAATGAAATAACTTTTTATTAACCAAATGGATTAATTACCGCGTAAGCAAGTGATTTTGTGATATATGGATAATTAAATTGTCACGGTAACGACTACTGACTGGCTGGCTTATCCGGCCAGTCAGAATTTGAGGTATCCACCCGGTTTACCATGGAGAGGGTACTGATTGTGGAAAGAACCCGCGCCGGGCTGGAAGCGGCAAGGGCGCAGGGGCGAATTGGTGGCAGGCGTCCAAAGCTCACCCCAGAGCAATGGGCGCAGGCCGGGCGCCTGATTAGGGCAGGATTACCGCGACAGCAGATAGCGATTATTTATGACGTGGGACTGTCGACACTGTACAAAAAATTCCCTGTTGCTAAATCAGTTAGTTATACAGGCGTGGAAATTAAAAGTTATCGCCCGTCTTGATCTCCTCATCATCTGATAATACTGTTTGTATAAACAGTATTATCAGGAGCGGATATTATGCCCCGTCACTATGAGATAGAAATGGCTTGGCGTAACGCCATAATGTTTGAACCGAGTGGCAGAAAACAGTTATAACAGGGAGATTTGTTCAGGAACTGGAGAAGGTAAACCATTACTGGAGCCTGCGCGAGGCAAACAGGTGGATCGAATAGCATGTGACTACGTTCAGAGATATATCGACGCAGGAAGGAGAAAACCGCACATTCCAGTTATTTAACCCTAACGGAGGGCTTTAAGCATGGGCTTTCCGTCTCCAGCAAGTGACTACGTCGAGCCCCGCCTGACTGTATATATTTTATGTGGTATCAACGCTAATAGCCGGATTGTCAATACATCAGATGGTTATGCCGTCGTTGACTTTTCACTGATTCAGCGGCAGGGAGATACAGTATTGATACGCTCTGACGGGGCATTACGTTTTGCAAAAATAATGGGGCAGGCGTTAATTATTGATGATGGTGAAGCGATTGAAGGCGAGGCGCTGGATGGTGTAGTTGTTATAGGAAAAGTTACGTATTTTATTAACCGGATAAATTTTTCTGGCTGATTGATGTAACGTTGAGACCACGGTCCCAATTTTTTTACCTGACTGTATATGGTAATATCGCCAAGCGTCGTCTCCTGTCGTAGGTCAGACGCAGCCCTGCCAGTGGCGTCCGGCAGGGCACCCTGACGGCTTATATAATATAACGTCTGGTTATTTCATCAGCGATTCGTTTAATCCGATCAGCCTCGTCGCTTCCAGATGAGCATGGAAGGGGTTACAAAAAATGTAATCCCTACAGGCGGTGGCAAACAGCAACTGACTTTCGTCAATGAATCTAACCTGTACCGCGTCATTTTCCGCAGCAATAAATCGGAGGCACGGTAGTTTCAGGATTGGGTGTTTAACGTTGTTTTGCCGACAATACGCAAAAGTGGCCGTTATGGGGTCAGTTTGGAGATCGGAAATTATTGTACGTTTAGCGCATTATTTAACCATAATAATTCGTAAGGGATTGATTTAGCGTCAGTGGCCTTTTAAATTATCGCGTATTCCGTATCGCATTTAGGTTATCCGATTAGACAAAATCCCCTGAAAACACTGTATAGCGCGGGACTACAACCCCACAGCGATAGGTAAGCCTATTAAAAAATAGGCTTACCGTACAATAATTCTTTATATCCAAACTGCCCCCTGAATGAAGTACGTGAAATCACGGAAAAATGGTTATCAGAATATAACGGTGAACGTCCGCATAAATCTCTGAATAATATGACACCGGAGGAATACCGACAGCACCATTATTTTTCCGGGATCTCAAAAAATGCATGGAACTAAAACGTGTCTATTTACAGAAGAGCCATCGTCTTCGGAGGAAAAATAAAAATACATTATTCCGCCCCGTTACCCGGCGCCAGGAATGCAAATTTTTTGGCGAATATTTTTCATAAGTCATAAAGAGCGGGAACCTATCGGCTCCCGCGCCTTACAATTCATTGAGTTTAAAACCTCTGCCGAAAATTAAAAAATGTATTTGTCTGTTACCGAATGGATAAGGCCATCGCGACATAAATCTCGTCAAGGCGTCACCGAGAGACCCTATAACTATTAAATTCATGTGTAATCATTGATGCTTTATAATATACATGGTGCGACTATAAGCCACATCTTCCGGATTAGTAATAGGATATCCTTTTACCCATGGTTTAATTAGTCTTCCATTAGTTTCCTGATAAATCGGAGCAATAGGCGCCTGTTCCCGAAGTATTCTTTCGGCTGCATTATAATCTGCATTACGTGCCTGCAAGGTGTGCTCTGTCATTGCCTGCATTATGATTTTATCGTAGGCAGGATTATTAAATCGTGAAATATTCCCTGAATGAGTGGAGGTTAACAACGACAAGAAAGTCGAGGCTTCATTATAATCCCCCACCCAAGAGGCACGGATTACATCAAAGTTTCCATTATTACGGCTGTCGATATAGGTTTTCCACTCCTGGTTTTGTAATTTAACATCCACTCCTAGATTTTTTTTCCACATCGATGCCACAGCAATAGCGATTTTCTGATTGTTTTCTGAGGTATTGTAAAGAAGTCTTAAATTAAGGTGTTTTTGCGGTCCATATCCTGCCGCACGAAGTAAACTTTTAGCCTGAGCATTAAGTTTTTCCTGGCTCATTTTTTCAAAGGGTGAAGGCGTAGACGTAAATCCTGCAGTTATATCAGGGGTAAAATGCCAGGCGGGTTTTTCACCTGTACCTAACACTTTTTCAGTTATAAGGCGTCGATTAATCGTCATACTTAATGCAAGACGAACGCGAGAGTCCGCAGTTGGCCCCTTTTGAGTATTAAACGCATAATAGTCAGTACCTAATGTAAGCGGCGTATATACCTGCCCGGGAATATTCTTCATCAGTTGTTGGTACATAATCTTAGGAAACGTTTCTGTAATATCGATGTCACCCGCAAGATAGCGATTGGTCGCCTCTGACTCTCGATTGATTGGCAAAAATATTACTTTTTGTAACACCGTTTTATCATTATCCCAGTAATATTTATTAGGCTCGACAACCAGCTTTTCATTCACAACGCGCTCTGTAAGCACATATGCGCCATTGCCAATCAATTTTCCTGGCTGCGTCCATTCCTTACCACTTTCAACGTTTTTTTTCTGTACCGGATAAAATGCAAAACAGGCGGTCAGTCTGGCGAACCAGGGCAACGGTTTATCCAGGTGGATACGCAGGGTATGCGCGTCAATAGCCTCTACCCCAAACTGGTCCGGCGCGATTTTACCATTAATAATCGACTTTGCGTTTGTAATTCCTGCCAGCACGGCGAACCAGGAAAATGGCGAAAGTGTTATTGGGTCTACCAGACGTCGCCAGCTATAGACAAAATCCTGAGCAGTAACAGGCGTGCCATCAGACCATTTTGCATTATCTCGCAGCGTAAACGTCCAGGTGCGATTATCGTTACTTCTCCACTGGGTGGCGACGCCAGGAATAATTTCGCCTTTTTTATTCTGGTTAACCAACCCTTCATACAAGTCGCGGATTACCTGGATTTCAGGTAATCCTACAGCTTTTGCCGGATCTAGCGAAGCTGGCTCATCTTTTATTTGACGAACCAGTTCTTGTTTCTCTGCCAGTACCACTCCGTTGGGAATATCCGCTGCATATCCCAGAGAAAAATGGCTAATCATTAGTATACAACAGATGACTGAGAAAATATTTTGCATAAAAACCTTACGTAAAGTGATGAAATTTTCATTATAATCAGGTTTAATAATAGTTATTCCCATTTTTAACATTACTACCTCTTTTTATATGACAAGCTCTTAGCCAAGATTATTGATAAATAGTTAACATATGCATCCACAATAAAAGATCAACAACATTGAATAATAATTTCCATGTCTATAAAATACAGACGGTTATGATTAATAATTATAAGTTTGGTAGAGAGTAAACCATACCTAGCGACTGATGAAGTATGTCGGGATAAAGGTCCATATCTGAGCTAATAAGCTCAAAGCCTATTAGCACTAATTGTAGCAATTATACTCGCACCGTTACGCTTTATCACAGCAAAAGTATTAAGTGGCAATGGCATATTTATCGCACCATGACCAAAAATATTATTTGCTTTTAACGCAATTTTATCTTCAATGAATTGTTCTGAGAATCGGTGAATAATATAATCAAACTGGCTTTGAACCAGAGGTGAGTTTGTTTTACCACCATCTTTAATAACATCTCCAAATATCACCCCTAAGCAATTCTTTATTACTGGCGAATAGGCCAACCCCATCAATTTCCTGGAAAACTGGCCGGGATCATCCGCAATAGATTCCAGGAATAGGAATTTTCCCTTAGTTTTAAGCGAAAGCCCCGAAGCTCCATTAAGCGCAGAAACCAAAAGAGAATTTCCACCAACAATTTTACCTGTAACCTCTGTCATTGAGGCAGCAAATTTATTAAGCGGTGATAACTCATATATAACATCTGTTTTTTTTCCGCTAAGAATATCTAATGTTGCTCCCAGGCCATTTTTATTGTATCCCGGAAAAATATCGCCATTAATACCCAGAACGACGGAGTGTATCGAGGGGAAATTTAAGTATTCATTTGCATAAATATGTAATGCCGTAATGTCAGAATAGCCAATAATTGGTTTTATTTTATCTGGTTTCGGATAACTCATCAATTCGCCAAGTATACTAGCGCCCCAACCTCCGCCTGATATCGCCCAGATCGCTTTTGACTCTGAACAGAAAGCATCATAGACAAATTTCGCGCGCTTCCAGATTGTATTAGCTTCATCCAGTAACGCTGTAGGCTCTATTAAATGATCAGGAATGTTTATCTTAAAAGGCGTGTTTTCTTTAAAATACTGTTCTATTTTTTTGTAACGTTCTTGTGGATTATCAATTGGCGAAGATGGAGCTATAACGTCAATGACATCCCCTTCCTTTAAAAAATCCCAGGATGGCATATTGCGTGGTGTACCTTTTATACCAGCAAATGAATTAAAATCTAATGAGCTACAAACTGCTACACCAGTTGTTTTCAAAAGAAATTCACGGCGAGTTACCATTATACGACCTTTTTAGTGTAGGATTTCTATTTTCATACTATCATGAAGTAAATTAACATTTATTCAATAAATTGCACGTTGATCAGTTATAAAGATGCCTGCGATGTAATTTTTTCTCCCGAATAACGGCACGGCCTAGTACGTTACCGTACTCTTCTACCGGGGACTCCCGGAGCCGCCATACCGTCCGGGATGATTTTGTCGGCTTCCTTTTTTCGTGCTCAGTGTGTCTTGTAATACTATATAAAGGATTACATCTGAGATATCAGGCGAACAGTGTGAAGTTGAGAAGAGTCATTTCATATCTGACATTCGTGGAGAATATCCTGAGACATTCTCCGCTAATTTTAAGACGAACGGTACTGAGCACCGTTCTTAACCACTTCGCCAGAACTTACCGAAGTATGGTTCTGGTTTATTAGCGCTGAGTTTGTGGGGATCACTCAGCACATAAGCGGGCTTTCTTGTTATTAGGGAGCCGCAGCTCCTTTACGTATCCTTTTTTATCCCCTCACCGTCTGGTAGGTGTCCTGCTGGCACTGCTAACTTTCGGTTATTGCTAGTGATGTCCTATCACTGTCCAGTCATGATTGGTGGGCTGGCGGGAGTTGAACCCACCGCCATGCGCCAAGGATATAGTACAAATTATTGCTTCAAAATTGCCTCAGCCATTGCCCTTAAACGCTCAATCTGAACGTTTAACTCCGAGATAATTTCTTCAGGTTGTAGATTTTTGTTGGATTGCACGAAGTCTCTGATTTGTATCATTTGGTGTACTCGGATCTCTAATTCACTATAAATGGTCAGCTCATCAGGGTCATCTTGGGATTGTTCGCCTGTTTCAAATTCGACAAAAGTATGGGGTGGATTGTGATAGACACGAGAAATCGGGATTGGCCACCACTCTTCACCGGTTACTACATCCGCATCGAATGGCACAGTTTTATCAATCTCCATCAGTTTCTGAATGAGAACAGAAGTTTTCAAACTTATCTCCATTTAGTCCTAAAGTGGTTATCAAAACTCAACGTAAACTATACAAAATCAGCTTGTTATGATGAAGGTAAAAGTGGTGGATATAGTTGCTGATAAAACGTTAAACTCTTTAAATTCAATAAACTAAGTTTGGTTGTTAAAAATGCTGCTGCGCCACATGCAGTGGTTTGAAGCGGCGGATCTGATTGTTAAAGGTATGGAAGGCGCGATTGCCGCGAAGACCGTGACCTATGACTTTGAACGCCTGATGGAAGGCGCTAAGCTGCTGAAATGTTCAGAGTTTGGTGACGCGATCATCGAAAACATGTAATCCAGTTTTTGGGTTAAACAAGAACGGGAGCCGAAGGGTTCCCGTTTTTATTGTCTATGGAAAACCCCCAGCTAGGCTGGGGGTTCCGGAAAGCTTTCAGCTTTAAGCCAGTTATTAAAACCCCTTTTGATTTGTTAAAACATCTTGCGGTCTGGCAACTGCAAAAGTTCAACAAGAAATCAAAAGGGGGTCCCAATGGGGGACGAAAAGAGCTTAGCGCACACCCGATGGAACTGTAAATATCACATAGTTTTCGCGCCCAAATACCGAAGACAAGCGTTCTATGGAGAGAAGCGTAGGGCAGTAGGCAGCATATTAAGAAAATTGTGTGAATGGAAAAACGTACGAATTCTGGAAGC